GCTGCCAAGCCCATCAAACACAACCCCGAAACAAAGCAAGTCAACAAGGTAGAATTTAACCGCCCTGCAAAGGCGATTGACCGAGTCCTTGCACGTCTTAACAAATAATCAAATCAGAAAATGGCTACGACCACTTCAATCACTACCAACTATGCAGGCCAATTTGCGAGCAAGTACATCTCTGCCGCTTTGTTGTCTGCCGACACCCTTGACAAAGGGCTTGTTGAAATCCTCCCGAACGTAAACTTCAAAACGACCCTTCAGAAGGTAGGTACTGACGATATCGTTAAAGACGCAACTTGCGACTTTACCGCTACGTCTACCCTGACTTTGACCGACCGTGTTCTTGAGGTTGAGCCGTTCCAAGTTAACCTGCAGCTTTGCAAAAAGGACTACTACGATTCGTGGATTGGCGGTCAGATGGGCTTCTCTGCCTACGACAGCATCCCTGCTTCGTTCGCTGACTTCTTGATTGCTCACGTTGCTGCTAAGACTGCCCAAAAGATTGAGCAGAACATTTGGAATGGTAACGCTGCTTCAGCAGGTGAGTTCTCAGGATTCCTTTCTTTGATGACCGCTGACTCTGATGTTGTTGACGTAACGGCTACCACCGTAACGGCTTCTAACGTAATCACCGAGCTTGGTAAGGTTGTAGACGCTATCCCCGCTGCCCTTTACGGCAAGGAGGATTTGACCATCTACGTTCCTCAGAACGTTGCTAAGGCTTACGTTCGTGCGCTTGGTGGCTTCGCTGCTTCAGGTGTAGGTGCTAATGGTCTTGATAACAAGGGTACGATGTGGTTTGGTGACCAACCCTTGTTCTTTGACGGAATCCGTGTCGCTATGGTAAACGGCCTTCCTTCAAACAAGATGGTTGCTGCCCAAAGCTCTAACCTGTTCTTCGGAACCGGACTCCTCAACGAGCGCAACGAAGTGCGTGTCCTTGATATGGCCGACCTTGATGGTTCGGACAATATCCGTGTTATCTTGCGCTTCTTCGCAGGTGTACAATACGGTATCGGTACTGACGTAGTTCTCTACTCTTAATCCGAGTACATAGATTAAACCACGAGGGGGTGTGGGTTCTGCCCCGCCCCCTTTTTTAATTCAAATAACAAACAATGGCTTGCGATTTAACTAAAGGACGTGCAGTTCCGTGTAAAGACGTAGTAGGCGGTATTTATGCTGTTTACTTTGTAGATTTTGGTGACTTGGGTACTATCACCCTCACCAACGATGAGGTGACCGATATTAGCGGTACATTCTCTGCATACCAATACTTGGTAAAAGGTAACTCATCTTTTGAGCAGACCTTCAACTCAAGCCGTGAGAATGGTACTACCTTCTTCACGCAGACGTTGAATCTGACTTTGACTAAACTCACCAAAGAAGACAACAAGGAGCTGAAGCTCTTGGCCTACGGCCGTCCCTACGTTATCGTACAGGACTACAACGGCAACGCCTTCTTGATGGGTAAGAACTACGGAGCAGAGGTTACCGGAGGCACTATTGTAACGGGTGCTGCTATGGGTGACTTGAGCGGATACACGCTTGTAATGGAGGCACAGGAGCAACTGCCTGCTAACTTCATCGCAGGTGCTACGGTAGCCAATCCGTTTGCAGGACTTGCGAATGCTACGGACACGATTGTTACGGGTAGCAATTCTTAACGTATCTTAGCCGTGCGCTACTGAACGGAGTAGAGCAATGGATGGAGAAGGGGGGCGAAAGCCCCTCTTTTTTTATACAAAAGTTTAGGCGGAGGTTATTTAGTTGAGATGCATATTTTACAAGTATCGGCTTCGCCTCAATCAATTACAATCATCCCACGTTCGTTTCCTGCGAGCGTAACGATTCAACTGATTGATGAATCAACAAACACAACGGCAACACCTGCGGTAACGGCTGCCTCTGCGAATGGTTTTATGACCCTCACAGGCACTTTCTCGTTGGTCAATAACCGCTTCTATGGTTTGAAGGTTTTTAACGCAGGAAATCTAATCTATCGTGATAGGGTTTTCGTAACTTCACAAACCGAATACGACAAATTTACGGTAAACCAAAATGTCTACACCGAAGAAACAAGCTACGACAACGACTACATCATCATCTAAAGTCCACGTAGTCAACTTAAGTTCCTACACCACCCCTAACATCAGCGAGGTGCAGGGCAAGGATTGGGTGCAGTATGGTGATGACAACAATTACTTCCAATACCTGATTGACCGCTACAACGGCAGCCCTACCAACAACGCCCTTATCAATGGCGTGGTGGACTTCGTATATGGTAAGGGATTGGATGCTACGAACTCTGCGCAGAAGCCGAGCGAGTACGCAGCGATGAAAAGCCTGTTCAGCAAGGACTGCGTAAAGAAGCTTGTGGCTGACTACAAGATGATGGGACAATGCGCCATCCAAGTCATCTACTCGCAAGACCACAACACCATCGTAGAAATTGAGCATATCCCTATTGAAACGCTCCGTGCCGAGAAGTGCAACGAAGATGGCGAGATTGAAGGCTACTACTATGCAAAGAGTTGGGAAGAAGTAGCGAGCCGGAGGGAGCAGCCCGTCCGCATCCCTGCGTTCGGAACGAGCCGTGAAGGTCTTGAGGTATTGTACATCAAGCCGTACCGGGCAGGATTCTACTACTACTCACCCGTTGACTATCAGGGCGGCCTACCCTATGCCGAGCTTGAGGAGGAGATAGCCAACTTTCACATCAATAACATTCAGAACGGCCTCAACCCTTCAATGCTCATTAACTTCAACAACGGAGTGCCGAGCGAGGAGGAGCGTAGGCAGATTGAGATGCAGATTGCTAACAAGTTCAGCGGCACGAACAACGCAGGTAAATTCATCTTGGCGTTCAACGACAATGCTGAATCAAAAGCAACACTTGAAACCGTACAACTGTCGGATGCCCACAACCAATATCAGTTCCTGTCCAACGAGGCAATGCAGAAGCTGATGGTGGCTCACCGCATCACTTCTCCGATGCTTTTGGGCATCAAGGACAACTCGGGCTTCGGCAACAACGCAGACGAACTTAAAACGGCCTCTATCCTGTTTGAGAACATCGTCATCAAGCCAATCCAAGAAACGCTGCTTGACGGCTTTGAAAAGATTTTGTCGTACAACGACCTGCGCTTGAACCTTTACTTTAAGACGCTTCAGCCGCTTGAGTTTACTGCCGATATTGAAACGCCAATGGACGCAGCAACACGTGAGGAAGAAACGGGAATCAAGATGTCCAAGCAGGACAATCGCCCCTTCTTGCGTGACGAGTTGGCTTCGGAAATCCTTTTGAACTTGGAGCAGCTTGGCGAAAGCGAGGAAGACCTGATGAAGGACTTTGACCTGCTTACTGCCGATGTGGTAGAGGATGAGGGAGCAGAATACGATGTAGAGGCATACCTCAACTCACGCACCGACCTTGCAGCGCAGGAATATAGCGAGCAAGATACGGAGCGTTACAAGGTGCGATACTTCTACGCCATAGGCACAAAGAAAGAGCCTAAAGGCGAAAGCCGCCTGCTTTGCCGCACGTTGGTAAACGCCAAACGAGTGTACCGCATGGAGGACATCCAAGCGATGAGTTCAGCAGGCGGTGCGGAAGCGCAAGGCGAGCCGTACAGCGTATGGTTGTTCAAGGGCGGAGCCAACTGCTACCATCGTTGGGAGCGCAGAATCTACCGCAAGAAGCTAACCAAAGAAGGGCAGATTTATGGCGGTGGGGCTTTGAACGGCACGGAAATCATCAACGTCAACCAAGCCATTCGGATGGGCTTCCGCCCGGTTCAAAATCCGAGCGAGGTTGCGATTGCACCAATCACCACCCCAACACGGGGATATAAAAGTTAAAAGATGGCAACGGCACTTTGGATTAAGCGAGAGGATTTGGTGCGGCAGACCGCACTTGGTGGCAACGTGGACACGGACAAGTTCATTCAGTTCATTAAGATTGCGCAGGAAATCCACATCCAAAACTACACAGGCACGAAGCTCTACGACAAGATTAGCGATGACATCATCGCAGGAACGCTTGCGAATCCCTACTTGGCTTTGGTCAACGACTACCTTCAGCCGATGCTGATTCACTATGCGATGGTGGAGTACTTGCCTTTTGCTGCGTACACGATTGCCAATGGCGGAGTGTACAAGCACACGAGTGAGAACTCAACAAGCGTAGAGAAGAACGAGGTTGACTTCTTGGTTGAGAAGGAGCGCAACATAGCGCAGTACTATACTGACCGCTTCATCACCTATATGAGCTACAACCAAGCGCAGTTCCCTGAATACTACTTGAACAACAACGCTGATGTGTTCCCTGACACGGACGCAAACTTTTCATCGTGGGTATTATAGTATGGCAAAGAAAGACACCTACAAACCGAAGCCGAGCAACATTGTCAAGCTAAAAAGTTATTTAGGAGAGAATGGGAATACAAGGCGATTGGGGACAAGGAGCAGCAAACAATGACATCTATTGGGGTCAGGCTGCTGCAACGAATAGCATCTCTTGGGGTGTTATTCAGCCGTTGTCGTATGGTCACCCTACAACGAATTTGTTTGGTTCCTCAAGTGAGTCTGCTTGGCAGTTAATTGAGGAGATTTGGAACACTTGGAATACAACTTGGAATAACTAATGGGAACAACTTTAACGGGGACTACCCCACAGGACACATACGATAGCCTTATTAAGGTTACGGACAACGGGCCTTTAAGCGGGTCGCTGAAGACCTTGACTGATGGTTTGGGTAATGACTCAACCTTGTCTTTGTCAACGACTGCTGCTTCTATCGCAGGAACTTTGGCAGTATCGGGTGACGTATCTATTGCGGACAAGATTGTTCACATAGGCGATACCAACACCGCTATCCGCTTCCCTGCTGCTGACACAATTAATTTTGAAACTTCGGGCGCTGAACGGGTAAGTATCAAATCGGGTGGTGCTATAAATTTTAGTGGTACCGATGCTCTAACTGAATATAACTTTGGTTATAATAGGCCAACCGCATCAAACTTATTAGTAAATGGTACTAATAACAATAAAATAAAAATACAAAATGCTGAATCCGATGTTGTTGTTTTGAATAGCAACGGCAATTCTTATTTTAATGGAGGCAACGTAGGCATCGGCACGAGTTCGCCCAACCGAACTTTGACGGTTAATGGCGATTTGGGAGTAACGGATATTATATGCAGCAGCGCTATTTATTTAGGCGGAACCGCAGCAGCCAACGCCCTTGATGACTACGAGGAGGGGACTTGGACTATGGGTATTGCGTTTGATAACGGGGCTACGGGTGTTACCTACTCAAACAACACGGGAAGATATACTAAAATTGGACGTCAAGTTAGTGTTGTTGGATATCTTGCTTTAAGTAATAAAGGAAGTTCTACGGGTAATGCAACTATTAATGGATTGCCGTTTACCATAGGCGCAGGTAATTCTAACTATTCCGCAGCTACAATTTCTAATTTAGCAAATGTTACTTTTGCTGACTTTCCTCAACTTCGTGGAGAAATTGGGACGACTAATATATTATTCCTTGAAACAACTAATGCAGGTACACTGACTGCTTTAACGAATTCTGATTTTGCAAATAATTCTGAAGTAATTATTTCATTTACCTACTTCGTTTAAAAAATAAAATTAAAAAAAATGATTGAAGAAGTAATCTACATCAGCGGATTCAACGTCAAGATTGACGGAACGATTGAAGTACGCAAGACCACCGATGTTGTAAAGGATGGCGCAGTTATCGCCTCATCTTATTGGCGCACGGTGCTTCAGGTAAACGACCCATCAGCCGATGAGGTATTGGGAGCAGAAGGCTACTACCGCCAACTTGCTGCTGATGCTTGGGCAATGATTCCAACGCCCGTAGTGGTTGAGGAGTTTGAATTACCCTCGTCAGGCGAACAAGAGTAAAATTAGCAGGTAATTACCTTTGATGGAACACCTACAAAACCGCTTGGATGCATTAAAGCAGCAAGAGGCGAATCTGCTAATGCAATTAGATGAGGTTCGTGTCTTGGTATCTGCATACGAGAACACCCTAAACAAAGATGACAAAGGAGTCGGCTGATAGCGTAATCACGTCTTGGTCTTTAACGGGAGCAGGACTCCTTGTCGGCTACGTTCATCAGGTATTAGGCTTGGCGGTGCTGATGGCATCGCTTGCCTATACTCTTTGGAAGTGGCGCAGGGACTACCTCAAAGAGAAGAATCGTGTTGATTGAGCGTATTTGGAAAGACCCAAAGACAACAGTATTAGGCCTGCTTATCGTAGGCCTTTGTTTTGTTTTGGTGTTTTATGAGAAGGCTACCCTCACGGAGGTATCTGCGTTCCTGATGGGAGCGTTTGCACTTATGTTTTTAAAAGACCCTAACGATGGCAAAGCAACAGGCGGTAAG